TTCAAAACGACGTGAAGGCCTTTATCGTTCAGGCCTTGGCGTGCTTCGACACGCCTTCACAGGTTGTTGAAGCCGTCCAAAAGGAATACGGGATATCGGTGACTCGCCAGCAGGTGGAGACACACGACCCCACGAAGACATCAGGGAAAGGCTTGGCCAAGCGCTGGGTAACGATGTTTGAAGATGCGCGAAAGCGCTTCCGCGAAGAAACCGCAGAGATCCCGATCGCCAACCGAGCGTTCCGACTCCGCGCCATGAACCGATTTGTCGAGCGGGCTGAGACGATGAAGAACATCGGCCTCGCTATGCAGATCCTCGAGCAGGCAGCTAAGGAAGTCGGCGACGTCTACGTCAATCGCCATCGGAAGGACGAGCCAGACGATGAGCCGGCAATTCCGACACGCATTCAGGTCGACGTAGTGGATGCGAGGAAGCCGAATGCCGAGCCTTAACGTTCCGCAATCGCAGTTCCTCCTGTTACCCCACAAGTTTCGCGCATTCGTTGCTGGTTTCGGTTCAGGAAAGACCTGGGTCGGATGCTCGGCATTGAGCAAGCATTTTATGGAGTGGCCCGGCGTCAACGCTGGTTACTTCGCACCGACTTACCCGCAGATCCGCGACATCTTCTATCCCACAATGGAGGAGGTTGCGTATGACTGGGGACTGAAGACCAAGATCAACCAGGCGAACCATGAGGTTCACATTTACAGCGGTCGGCAGTATCGCGGCACTGTGATTTGTCGGTCGATGGAGAAGCCGCAAACCATCGTCGGCTTCAAGATCGGTCATGCGTTGGTCGACGAGCTGGACGTGCTCACGTCGATCAAGGCGCAGCAGGCCTGGCGCAAGATCATTGCCCGGATGCGTTACAACCTGCGCGGGCTTAAAAACGGCGTGGACGTGACCACGACGCCGGAAGGCTTCAAGTTCGTCTTCCTCCAGTTCGTGAAGCAGCTGCGCGATAAGCCAGCCCTGAAGGAAATGTATGGCCTGATCCAGGCCAGCACGTTCGACAACGAGCTGAACTTGCCGGACGACTACATCGCCTCGCTGATCGAGTCATATCCTGAGCAACTGATCCGCGCGTATCTGAACGGCCAGTTCGTCAACCTGACGTCTGGATCGATCTACCACGCCTACGACCGAAAGCTGAACCAGTGCTTCGACACTGTGCAGCCCGGCGAGCCGCTGTTCATCGGCATGGACTTCAACGTCGGCAAGATGGCGGCGATCACCCACGTCAAACGTGATCAGGGACTGCCGCGCGCTGTGGACGAGTTGATGGATGGATACGACACGCCGGACATGATCCGCCGCATCAAAGAACGCTATTGGGAACACACCGGCAACGATTTCAAGAAGACTTGCGAGATCCGGATCTACCCGGACGCCTCCGGCGATTCGCGTAAGTCGGTCAATGCCAGCGTCACCGATATCGCCATGCTCAAGCAGGCAGGCTTCACGGTCATCGCGCCGGCGGCAAACCCACCTGTGAAGGATCGGATCAACGCTATGAACGCCATGTTCTGCAACGCGCAGGGCGAGCGGCGTTACCTGGTGAACCCGTTTACATGCCCGACCTACGCCGACGGCTTAGAACAGCAGATCTGGGCGCCCAACGGCGAGCCGGACAAGAGCCAAGGAAACGACCACGCCAACGACGGCGGCGGTTACTTCATTCACCGCGAGTACCCGATCATCAAACCGGTCACCGCTATCAAAATGGGATACGCCCGATGAGCAACGACGTCTCCTTCAAGCGGGCGGAATACGTGGCAGTGCTGGATCGTTGGGCAACCGTCCGCGACGTATGCGCGGGCCAGCACCGGGTCGTCGATCGGCTGCCGTACATCAATGCACACGACAAGTCGCCGGAGAATCAGGACCGGAATCGAGCCTATCGCGAGCGCGCTGTGTTTAAGAACGCCACTGGCCATACCAGGAATGGTTTGCTCGGTCTGGCTTTCCACAAGGACCCGACCCTGGTTGTTGCGAAGAAGCTGGAGTATTTGCAGGACAATGCCAACGGCTCCGGTGTCAGCATCTACCAGCACTCGCAAGGCACGCTGGAAAAGGTGCTTGAGGCTGGACGGCACGGCCTGTACGTCGACTATCACCAAGACGACGGCATCGGCGGGCATGCTGTGATCCTCACCTACTGCGCCGAGGAGATCATCAACTGGCGCACTGGCATGGTGAACGGTCACAGCGTGCTGACGCTGGTGGTGCTTAAGGAGTCTCCCGAAATCCCAGATGGCTTCGGTTTCAAGACGGTCGAGCAGTACCGGGAACTGGCACTGGAAGAAGACGGGTTCGTGTGCAGGGTCTGGCGCCGCGCAGGTCCTGAGAATGGCGGGCCTCTGGCGGTGACTGAGGAATTCCGGCCTTCGGGCGCTGGTGGCCGGCTGAAGGAGATTCCGTTCACCTTTGTCGGCGCACAGAACAACGACCCGAGCATTGACGAGTCGCCACTGTATGACATTGCAATGATCAACCTGGGCCACTACCGGAACAGCGCTGACTATGAAGACAGCGTCTTCTGGTGCGGCCAAGCCCAGCCTTGGATTTCCGGTCTGGATGAACAGTGGCGCGACTGGATGGAGAAGAACGGCGTTTACGTCGGGTCCCGCGCCCCGATGATGCTGCCAACAGGTGGCGCCTTCGGTTATGCCCAGCCACTGCCGAACACGTTGGTGAAGGAGGCCATGGCTGACAAGAACCAGATGATGATCGAGCTGGGCGCCCGCATGGTCGTAGCCTCTCTCTCGTCCAAGACGGCGACCGAAGCACGTGGTGATCAATCTGCATCGACGTCGGTGCTCGCCGGCTGCGTAGCCAACGTCAGCGAGGCTTACACCAGGGCGATTATGTGGTGCTGCACCTACATGGGCGTAGACGACGCAAAGGTTGCCTACCAGATCAACCAGGAATTCGTGGAGCTGACGGCAGATCCGCAAATGATCACCGCGCTGGTCGGACTCTGGCAAAACGGTGGATTCGCCAAAGCGGATCTTCGGGCATACCTGCGCAAGTTGGGCTTGATTGCGCCTGAGCGTACAGACCAGCAGATCGATGGCGAGCTTGCAGAGCAGGGCGACGGCTTGGGCCTGGACGATGAGGACAAGGTAGATGGCAGCAAACCAAGCAATCCTTGACGCTACGATTCGGCATGCTGTCTTCCTCGAGAAGCTGAAGGCCGGGGAGGTCGGCAAGTTCGCCCCCTTCCTGAAGGAGATCGACCGCTCGATACGCGACCGGCTCACCCAGTCGGATCTGACCGAGTACAACGTGAAGCGGTTGGAGGCGCTGCTAAAAGAGGTCGACAGCCTGCTCCTAGGCATCTTCGACCGCTACAGCGCACAACTGAACCTCGACCTGATCGACATCGCCAATTACGAGGCTGAGTTTGAAGCGTCGAGCCTGGTCCGGTCAGCGCCGGTTGGTGTCTCGTTGGATGTTGTGGCGCCGACGGCAGCAGCTATTCGCACCGCGGTGCTCACCAACCCGCTCAGTGTGCGCGGCACCGGTGGCGGCAAGCTGCTGAAGTCGTTTATCAAGGGCTGGACCAGTGCTGAGCGAGAGCGCGTCACCGGCGCGATCCGGCAGGGCTTCTTTGAAGGACAAACGAACTTCCAGATCATCCGCAACATCCGCGGTACGAAGTCGGCCGGCTACAAGGACGGGATTCTCGCCACCACCAACCGCAATGCCAGCGCGGTCGTGCACACCGCGATACAGCATGTGTCGTCTCAGGCGCGCATGGAGGTGGCCAATGCCAACATTGACATCGTGTCTGAAGTCGAAATGGTCGCCACGCTGGACAGCAAGACCAGCCAGCAGTGCCGGTCGATGGACAAGCGACGGTTTCCGGTCGATTCAGGGCCGAGGCCCCCGTTTCACCCGAATTGCCGTACGACTTTTGTCCTGCTGACAAAGCTCAGCGAAATGTTCGCCAAAGGCGCTACCCGGGCTTCGGTGGGCGCAGATGGAGCAGGGCAGGTCAGTGCGAGCCTCGACTATTACCACTGGCTTCAACAACAGCCTGCGTCGTTCCAAGATGTGGCAATCGGGCCGGTGCGGGCAAAGCTGTTTCGCGAGGGCGGTTTGAGCGTCGAGCGCTTCGCAGAACTGCAGCTTGATCGAAACTTCGCTCCGCTGACCTTGGCCCAAATGAAAGGGCTTGAGCCTCTGGCATTCGAGCGTGCGGGAATCTGATATAGGATTGCGGCTCATATCAAGGAGCCGTTATGGATCAGTTCATTCAAAGGAAAATCGAAGAAGCCTTGAAGGGGCTTTTCACCGCCGTATCAATGCTGCAGGAAGCCTATCCTGGCAAACCTTTCACTCCGGATGGTCGACTTGTCGGCGACATCGGCGAAGTGGTCGCGAGCTTGGCTTATGACCTGACGCTGAATGAAGGCCTGACCAAGCACCATGACGCCGTCACGCGCGATGGGCGGAATGTGCAAATCAAAACCACCTTCGGCACCAGCCTCACTTTTCCGGTGCACCATGTGCCTGATTATTACCTCGGCATTCGAATGAATCGGGATGGAACGTTTGAGGAGATCTACAACGGCCCGGGGCGTTTCATCCAGGCGGCGCTCTCGGGACGGAAGGCCACGAAGACAGGTCTTCATGGTGCGCTAATGCCAATGCTCAAGCGAATAAACCAGACGGTTCTCGAAGAAGATCGAATACCCAAACGCTAATTCACATCAAACCCGGCCAATCGCCGGGTTTTTTTATGCCTGCAAAGCGGGCAACACATACCCAAGGGGTGCATCCACGTGGCAGAAGAAAACGAAATCGACCTGGACAATCCGGCAATCAAGGCCGCTATCGCGACTGCCGTTGAAGCATCCGTTTCAGGGTTGAAATCCAAGAATACCGAGTTGTTGGGCAAGCTGAAGGACACCACAGGCAAGCTCACCCAGTTCGAAACTCAGTTTGAGGGCATCGACATCGACGCCGTCAAAGGCTTGCTCAGCCGGGCCGGCCAGGACGAAGAAACCAAGCTGCTGACCGAGGGTAAGGTGGACGAGGTGTTCAATCGTCGCACCGAGCGTTTGCGTGGCGACTACGACAAGCAGTTGAAGACTGTCACCGCGCGGGCCGAAAAGGCCGAGGCATTCGCCGCCAAGTTCCAGGGCAAAGTCCTGGGCGATTCGGTACGCGGCGCAGCACTGAAAGCCGGCGCACTGCCGGAAGCAACCGACGACATCATCCTGCGCGCCAAAGGCGTGTTCTCGCTGAATGAAGAGGGCGAAGCGGTCGCCATTGATGAATCCGGCCAGGTCATCCTCGGCAAAGACGGCAAGACCCCTCTGACACCGCTCGAATGGGCGGAATCGCTGCGCGAAAGCGCGCCTCACCTGTGGCCAAGGGCTTCAGGAACACATGCCCCGGGCGGGGGTGGCGGCCAGGCTGCATTCAAGCGCTCCGAAATGACTGCCGAGCAAAAGCGCGACTACCAGCGCAAGCACGGCCAAACCGCATACCTGCAATTGCCCAAGTAAGGGGATTCACCCATGGCAACGACTGTGAACAGCGACCTGATCATTTACAACGATGAGGCGCAAACCGCATACCTGGAGCGTGTCCAGGACAACCTCGATGTATTCAACGCATCGTCCAATGGCGCGATCGTTCTCGACAACGAACTGATCGAAGGCGACTTCCGCAAACGCTCGTTCTACAAGATCGGCGGCTCGCTGGAGCACCGCGACGTCAACTCCACCGGCAAAGTGACTGCGAAGAAGATCGGCGCCGGCGAGGCCGTTGGCGTCAAGGCGCCATGGAAGTACGGCCCGTACCAGACCACCGAAGAGGCCTTCAAACGCCGCGGTCGTCCGGTCGATGAGTTCTCCCAGATCATTGGTGCCGACGTTGCCGACGCCACTCTGGAAGGTTTCATCCAATACGCCACTGCCGCATTGCGCGCCTCGATCAGCTCCAACGCTGACATGGTGGTTTCGGCCAACATCGAGATGGATGGCAAAAAGACCCTGACCCGCGGCATGCGTAAGTTCGGCGACAAATTCGGTCGCATCGCGCTGTGGGTCATGCACTCCAGCGCTTACTTCGACATCGTCGACGAGGCGATCGCGAACAAGGTTTATGAAGAGGCAGGTGTTGTCATCTACGGCGGCCTGCCCGGCACTCTCGGCAAGCCGGTGCTGGTGACCGACACCGCGCCGGCTGATGTGATCTTCGGCCTGTTGCCAAATGCCGTGGTGATCACTGAGTCTCAGGCGCCCGGTTTCCGTTCGTATGCGGTGAACGACGAAGAGAACCTCGGCATCGGCTACCGCGCTGAAGGCACCGTCAATATCGATGTGCTTGGCTACAGCTGGAAGGAAGCCGCTGGTGGTGCGAACCCAACGCTTGCCGCCGTGGGATCGGCTGCGAACTGGGTCAAGCATTCCAATAGCAACAAGGTGACTGCTGGCGTGCTGATCACCCTGACCACCACGCCACCAGCCGGCGGCTGACCGGCCCTGACAGCGGCCAGCAATGGCCGCTACGGAGATTTTTATGGAACTGGTTTACTCCACTCAGAATACGGATTTCGATCCGGAAAAGCGGTACCGCAATCCTGCGCACTTTGATCGGCCTGAAGCGGGTGTGACGCACGCAGTTGTGATTGGCGACTGGCCGAAAGTGATAGACGCCTATGAGGCACTGGGCGTCGAAGTGTCAGTGTTGAAGACTGTGATCAACTCACCGGTTGATTCGGGTGATGCTGACGCCATTGCCAGCCTGGAGCAGGACAACGCGACGCTGCGCGCCGAGCGCGACGGTGTCCTGCGACTAATCGAAGCCGCTGAGGGGCAATCGGAGCTGGAACACCCGGGCGCCGGCGAATTGCCGATCCGATTGTTCGGTGCGCTGAAATCCATTCACGAAGGTTTCGAAACCCTCACGGGTGAACGCGACAACTTGGCGAGCGAGGTTGAATCGCTACGTGGCGAAGTTGCACGCCTCAAGGCAGCAGCGGAGCCCGTCGACAACGCTGAGAAGATCGCGCGCCTCAAAGCGCAGCTCGACGCCGCCAATGTGACGTATCGTGCGAATGCTTCGGTAGAATCGCTGGAAAAGGCAGTTGCTGATCTACATCAGGCGTAACCATCCGGGCGCTGACAACGCGGCGCCCGATCCAGCACACCATAGCGAGCTGATTCATGACTCTCATCATCGAGGACGGTACCGGCAAGCCTGACGCCGAAAGCTACGCATCTGCCGAAGATCTGGCCATGTACGCCGTGAAATTCGGCGTGACCATCCCGGCGGAAGTGCCAGCACAGGAAGCGCTGCTGCGCCGGTCCGCGCTGGCAATGGATGGCATGACGTGGAAAGGGCGAAAGTCCAACAGCGAGCAGGCCCTGTCCTGGCCGCGCCGTGGTGTCGAGCTGGATTATGAGATCAAGCCTGACAACTACCTGCCGGCACGAATCCAGTACGGCCAGATGGCGCTCGCTGCTGAGATCCACACCGATGACGTCGACCCGATCGAGAAGCGCAAAGGCGCGGTAACGCTTGAGCGTGTCGAAGGGGCAGTTACTCGCGAGTACGCGACTATCCCGAACATCAGCGGCCGACTGTTACCGGCGGCGCCGGATCGACCTAGCGCCACGCAGTTCGCGGATTATCTACAAAAGCGGGGCCTTTTCGCCGTTCGGGCGTGATGCTAGTTTGCGGCTTCATTAATGAGGAGCTGCGCATGAGCATTGAACTTTCACCAAATGAAGCGGCGGCATGGGATTCGTATGCCGCCGCCGCTCTATCTGTTGCTGTCATTGACGCAGAGAATCCAGGGAAAGCGGTTGACGTTGCCGCCGACATTGCAGATCGAATGCTTCTGCAGCGTCAGGAGCGAATCAGGGCATACAACGCTTTCAAGCCTAACTTGTAAATTTTTGCCCAGCCGTCGCGCTGGGCTTTTCATATCTGGAGCCTCCATGGCCTTCTACGACGAAATGGCCGTGATGGCTCTGGAAATGATCACAGAGTTCGGCCAGCCCTTAACCATCAGCAAGACCGAGCCGGGCGAGTACGACCCGGAGACTGGCGGCGAAGCGCCGGGCGCCCCCATCGAGCAGATCGCTCAGGGCATCCTGCTCGATTTCACGGGTCAGGAGTTCCAGAACAACAGCCTCATCAAGCAGGGCGACAAGAAGCTCAAGATCGCCGCGCAGGGGCTCGAATGGGTTCCGGATCTGCTGGACAAGGTGATCATTCAAGGGCGCACCTGGTCAATTGTGCCGCCGTTGAAAGAGGTGAATCCCGCCGGGACGCCAATCCTGTACGAATTGCAGGTCCGGTCGTGAGTCGCTCAGGTGCCGGACAGTCCGGCAGCTTCGCCCTGAGCCTGGCCGAGTTCGCGGCGCAGACCAGCGAAGCGATCGATGCCAGCGTGCGCGAGATCATCATCGAGGTCGGCAGCAGCCTGATCCGCATGTCTCCCGTGGGCAACCCGGAGATCTGGGCGCAGAACGCAGTGCCGACCGAGTACAACAAGGCTGTCGACCAACACAACACTGCGCTGCGCAGCGACCCTGCCCACCTGACCAAGGGCGGCAGGCTCAAGAAAGGCCGCAAGCTCAACGATGGCATGGACGTCAAGGCGCCAGAAGGCTACGTCGGCGGCCGGTTCCGCGCGAACTGGCACATCTCTCTCGGCGTGGTCGAAAGCGTCAGCTTCGACGAGGTAGACCCGAGCGGTGCTGAAACCACGGCGGCGTTGGTCGCGGCAATGAGCGACTTCACCGCTGGGCAGATCGCCTACATCGTTAACAACTTGCCCTATGCAATTCCGCTGGAGTTCGGCCATTCGACCCAGGCCCCCGGAGGAATGGTTCGGGCAACCGTGGCTCGCTTCCAGCAAATCGTGTTGGAGGCCATCAGGAACAACCAGGTATGAGTCACGCCATCATCGCCTCGATCTACGAGGCAAAGCTGATCGCCTGGAACAATGCCAGGCTGGAAAAGCTAAAAATCGTTTTTGAGAACATGGCTTACACCCCAGCGACAGGCGAGACCTATCTGCGGCGTTCACCATCCCGGGCGACACGGCCAGCAACACGCTCGGCGGAGACCACCGGCTGTATACCGGCGTGTTCCAGGTCAGCATTATTTGCCCGGCAGGCACAGGTAAAGCAAAAGCTAACCCTATTGCGGCCGAGATCATCGCGTTATTTCCACTTTATGTGCGTGACGAAAAAAATGGTTTCGTAGTTACGCCCATGACACCTGTAGACGTCGGCCCAGGCATCACAGGCGATTCAACCTACACCGTCCCGCTGTCGTTCTCA